GCTTGGGCGAGGCGTCCGGCCGCACTTTCAGCGACTTCGCTGCCCCCTCGCGATGCAACCTCGGTTCTCGCGGCAACCACTCGACCCGTTTCAGCGAGCGCCGATTTCGCCAGCCGCGCGGCGTTGTCGCTGGTTCCGACCGTCTTTTCGAGTATGGCGGCAAATGGCTCTCCGAGCCGATGGTCCGTGCGAATGACATGCACCTCCAATCTCCCCGCCGCCGCGGCGTGGAGCACCGCCCTGGCCGCTGCTTTCTCGGCTTGCCCGGCCTTCGCGCTTGCAATCACGCGCTTGCTCGACTCGACGGCCCACTCGGCCGATCCTTGGGGATAACCGTAAGCGGTCCCAAGCTGCCCCGATCCTCCCTTGGCCTCGATCACATGTACCACGCCGTCGGCCCCGCGATGCACTTGATCCGGCCCCTGCGGCAACAGCTTCGCCGAGCCGTCCGAAATCGGCTCCCAGCCCTTCGATTTTGCGAACGCTCGCGCGCCTTCTTCGCCGAGTTGTTCCGAGATTCGCAACCGCTGCTCTGGCGTTGCGTCAAGCCAGACCTTCTGTCGCGCCGTTGGATTCGCGACTTTTCCTGATGGGGCGTCAATCACGCCCACTTGTGCAGACGCCGCGTCAAAGAGAAACGCGGCAAGAACGACCGAACGAGTAAAATGGTTTGTGAACATCCACCTCCGTTAGGAGTATTGGCCCAATTGATCGCGTAGGCCAAGCGAGCGGACGCTTGTAGGCCGCGCAAACTGAGACAATCAACAGCCTCTCAGGTTCGCGCGACACGGCGAACGGAATTCGACAACTGATCCAGCTTTATTGTTCCGGCACGGCCGCACATCTAAAATGTCGATGCGTAACCGTGCCGAAGCGAGCCTCGACTCCGCATGTGGCCTTCTTAATCCGTGATTTACATGCATCAGCAGAAACGGCCACTTCGAGTTGTCGAAACTGAGTTCCTTGGACTGTCGTGCGAAGACGTTGGGCGGCGCGAGGAACTCTTGGACGAAATGCTTGTCATTTTGAGAGATTGGGAAGAAACTGAGTGGATCGAGTTTAAGGCTGTCTCTGCCGAGGTTAAGACGGATTTGCGCGGAAACGAAGTAGAGTTCGACGTTCCGAAGTTTGCGAGGTACGTCTCGTCTCTGGCCAACATGGCGAGAATCAACCAACGACCTTGCGGATGGTTGATCTTCGGATTGCCGGACACAAAGGAACCAGGGAAAGCGCGGACCGTTGTTGGAACTACGTTCCACCAGGACGAACCCCGGAAGCTGGGCGAACTCGCACATCATGTCGCGCAAGTGACTCTGCCGGGCCACACCTTCAGGCCGCACGCAGTAGTCGTACTCGATGGCCGCGGTTCGACGCGGCGCGTCATCATGTTTCAGGTGCCGCCCGCGCCGGCTCGCTCGTTTGTCTCAGCGAAGAATAAGCGCGGGGAATGGACATTTTTTGCCCGCATCGGAAGTCACCAGACGGACCTGAAGGAATTCCAAAAAGAGGAAATTCAGCGACTTGATGCAGACGCCGCGTACTTCGCAGGCCAAATGGCGGAGATCCGCAATCTTGCCCATGAGTGGCTAATCAAAGCAAAAGGCTGGTTCGAGCGCGGAAAGCTTGATTGGGCGGGTCGCGAAGTCGAACAAATCTTCAAGCTGTTTGAGATCCAGGTCCCTGGGCGCCCGCCGGAGAGCACGGCGCTGACTAGCTGCGCTTACCACGCGGACCCTGAGACGCCGTCGCTCGAAAGGGAGCTTTTTTGGCGCATAGCCCTTGAAACCGCGCTGTTGCGAGTCCGTATCTGTTCGCGGGGCGACGCAGAAGAAGCCGAGGCACCCCTTGATGGTGTTCTCGTCGCGCTAAAAGGAATGAAAGATACCTTCCACGACGGGTGGACGCTGACGCAGCTAATATGCTTTACAATGAACTTAATGGACGCGGCTCATGTTCTGGTCGAATCGCCGCAGTTTTCGAACGAGTTTGGCGTTTGCCTGGGCGTCAATCGCCGGGCAATGGCGATGGCTCAGAACTTGCTTGACGAATCGGGTGGCCTTGTCGATAGGATCGGGCGCGACACGGCGTTCGTCGATCTGTTCGCAGAAACATGCTCCGATCGAGCGAAGCTCCTACTACAAGTCGCGGAATGCGACCCAGCCGTGTCGCCCGGTCCGGATTCGGATGACTGGCTGGACTTCATGACTGACGACGAATTACGCGACCCATCGCGCGCGGCGCTGATCCTGTGTGAAACCGCCATCGATCAGCTTGCAACGTCGCGCTCATCATCACTCGCTCGATCGAACGATCGCGCTAACACTCGTGATAAAACCCTAGGACCGATGGCGCGGCTACTGCTTGCGAAGGCGAACGTGCTGAAGCGGCTCGGGCACGCCGGTGCCGCCGCCGATTGTTATTGTGAGGCATTCAACGCGCTCGAAGGACTCGACCCCGATCCACGCTACCTTGAGGTCTCTCTCGCCTGCGTGATTGACTGGCAGGAATCCGCCGCCGCAACGGACCAAGAAGCCACCAGAGCGTTCTACTGGGCGTGCCATTTGCTTGTGTTTATGTCTGGCCACTACGGCAGAATTGTGGCAACCGCGAGAGTCCGCGATTCCGCCAGGATCCTCAATGCAACGCTGAAGTCGATTGACCGTCAACGCATCTCCGGTTTTCCCGTCGAACTCCTTACGCGGTGGAACGACGCCTGTGTGCAATTAGGCGTTGATGGCTACCTAGACGGATGAGCCGGTTGCCCAATTTGGTCGAGACGGGCGGCTCGATGTCCATTTTGATCGCAAATTAGCCGCTGAACCCGCCTATCGAGACACCCGTATCCGATGAGGGCAAGCGATTCTGAATCGCCCCAGGATGTAGGCGATGGCAGCCTTGCTCCGGCTGCTGGTGGTCGGGGATAATGCGGCCACGCAAACCAGGTCGCCACAACGCCAATAGTCGGCCTGTCCCCATCTGGGACGCCGTTATTTATGTCCATCATCGAAGTAATCCTGACGCTCGTATTTGGAGTCCTGTCTGTCTTGCAGGCGTTATTATTGGCCAGCCTGAAAAGGCGCGGCGAAGAGTGGGGAACAATCAGCGCGCGGCTCGATCGTTTACCGGACTTGGCAGCTATCGAGCAACTGTTGGCTGAAGTCAGGGCCGCCGTTGAACTCCGTCTACGAACTGAGCTAGAAGAGCACGCCCAGGCTAACCGGTTGCGGCTTGGTCTGGGACAAGCAATACAGACCCAAAAGCTCGACGCCTACAACTCGCTCGTGGAGGACTCGTATCAGCTTTACCGATCGCTCGTGCGCATTCTCAGCGGCACCGATCAATTTCGCCAGTTCATGGAAAAACAGGAAGGCTTTCACCAGTATCTAAATCATCGAGCGATTCTGATGAGTCGAGATGTAAGGCGCGCCGCCGCTCTTATAGTCTCGATCACCACCGAAGTACGGCCGGACATGACCGCAAGTGAGTTGCACGAACTGCAAGAGCGGACCCGAGTAGTGTGGGATTTGCTGCGTATTGAGATTTCTCTCGAATTGACCCGACTTGGCTTCGTCACCGATATTCCGTCGCGTGACGAACTGGATGCTTGGGTCGGACAAGATCGTAACGCAGCCGGTCTCGAACAGGAATTGCGAGAAAAACGTGCTGCTTTGACGGCGCTCACTCAGCCTCACATGCTCGCCGCGCAACAGTCGGCCCGCTCGTCAGAATGACGCGATCGACTCTCTGGCGCAGATCGGACGCGATGAGGCAAAGCGACCTTGCTGCAATTGCCGAAAAAGCTACCCCAGACGAACGGACGGATTGATGCCGCTCTTGATTGAATCGGAGGGCGTGGATGCTAGAGCAGGACTCAATTGCGCAACGGCGCGCCCCATCATTTCAAGATCGTCTTGCCGGTTTGCGGTTCGTATCAGGTCTTCGTGTAGAACGAATAACTCATCCATTCTTGCTTCACCTCTCAAATAGACGACCTGCAAGCGCTGCTTGGGGAGTTTAGTCGTCCGAGTGCCGATAGCTAGCAAGACAAGTCTGCGACTGTCCAACGACGCCGACCGCCACGTTGACGTTCACCGGCAGCGCCAGCCGTCGCACTGTGGCCAACGTCTTAGCGGCTGACAAGAATTGTCGGTGCGCTCGATCCAATTGACGGTTGAAGATCTCAGTCGTCGAGTCGGCACCACACGGTCCCGCGTTGATCTCGGCGATTTGGAGTCGCAGCCAGCATGCCAAGACTCTCTGGATCATGAGGCGCTCGAACGGCGACGGGTCAAGGCTGGCCTGTTCAATTTCCATTTGCTCCAACTGCGCCAGATCGCCCACGGCTGGCTACTGCAATCGCCTTCGATCGCTGCGGCCGTTGTCCACGCGGTCAGGGAACAGGCCCGAGGCCCGCCCATCAAAGATTCTCTCGATGCGGCCCATGCTCTCGCGCTTGTGCATGCCGAGCCGGATACTGTCGGGCTGGGCTCCGGTCAGGGTCCGCTCCGAGTGGATGCAGTAGCGGAGCGCATCAACCGAATCGTCGGCGTACTTTAGCGGCTCTGGTCGCGGGGCGGCTGGATTTATCCCCTGCCCGCTGCGCTTGAGCCAGCGGTAGGTCGCCATTTCCTTCGCCAGATGGGGGCAGTTTTCCTCGTCGATAATCAGCGCCGGCTCGCCCGTGCCGGGGTTCACCTTGAGCGCACAGCGCACCGACTCGATGCCCATAGCGACGTTGTTGGTCGCCGGCAGGATGTCGATGCCGTATTCGCTGAACAAGGCGATGTTCTCAGGACTCGACGGGTCGGCCCACGTCGCGCCGTAGCGAGGGTCGATGCCTTGCGGCCACGGATGACGTTGGAGAATCTCGACGGCGTGGTGCGTGAAGGCGATCTGCTTTGTGGAGCGATATTCGTCGAACACGCGCCACTGGCCCATGCCGTCCTGGGCGAGCCAGAGGCAGACGAACGGATGGTCAGCCGACGCGCCCCAGTCGATCGCCCGACGAAACTTGTGGCAGTTTTGCCATTCGACGTTGCGTCGCAGGTGAATCCGCTCATCGAAGGTCTGGTAAATCGCCCCCTCGTACTTACCGAAGTCGCCGAACCGGCGAACGTCCTGCATTTCGTCGGACACAGCGGCGAAGAACGTCTCGCGCCACTCCTGGCTGACCGCCGTGTTCTTGTCCGTGTTGAGCCGGTAGAAGTTCCAGCCGCGTGGAGCCTTGCCTTTCTTCCAGTCGCGATAGATGCTCGACAGTTCGACGGACTTGGCCGGATCGACGGGCGTGAACTCGCAGATTTGCCCACCCGGATACCAGCAGTCGCGGCAGCCGCGCATGACCTCGATGAAGATTTCCCACGGAAACTGCTCGCTGAACCAGAAGCCGCCGATCGAACGAGCCTGCATCCGCTCGCGGCCCTGCTCGTAGCTCTTGAACTCAATGACCCAGTTGACTCTCCGATGATCTTTGCGCGGCAAGAGGGGGACCGAGTACGGCCAGTTGCGATTTGGCCGATACCACGAGATGCGCGACCAGTCGATGAATTCCTTGGGGATGATCGTCGAGAGCTTTTCCTGCCAACAGACGCCGCAGACCTGCTCGTAGGTGTCGCTGATGACCCAAAACGGCGTATCGGCTCGCGGCGGCAGTTGCCAGTGCAACAGGAACTTGGCGACATGATGGGCAGCGGCCAGCGTCTTGCCGCTCGCATTGCCACCTGAGCAGATGGCCACGCCATCGCGCGAGTTTACGAACGACTCTTGCTGGTCGTCGCCGTCGAGGCTGTCCGGTCGAGGCCGAAAGCAATAGAACGGATGCGTGAGGCACGCTTCCAGCTTCCGCAGGGCATCGTCGCGGCCGGCGTCCGCGTAGCGATTGATGAGGATGTCGATTTCATAGCCGGTGAGGTCAGTTATCGCCATTCGTCAAATGCGGCTTGAGGGTCGCAGCGATTCCGCGAAGCTCGCAGATCAAGTCCTCGCGACTGGTCGGCAGTTCGTCGGGCGCGGTCTTGGCCGCATAGTCCATGCCCATCAGCTTTGCCCGCCGCTCTTGGATCGCGATGACACGATCGGTTGCTTGCATCATCTGGCCGGGGGTCGATTTTGGATCGTTGACCACGGCGAGGTTGCGGCGCAGGCAGTTATCTAAACGCTCTAGGTCAAGGTGTAGCTCGTCGGCCGTGATGTACTCGTCATAGACGCCCATCTTCTTCCGAGCCGTTTTAATCGCGTCTGAGACGGCTTGATGGGTGATTCCAAGCTGCTCCGCGATCTCGAACTGGGCGAATCCCTCGCGGCGTAGCTGGACGATTTGCCGTTGCCGCTCGGTCAGTGGGTCTTTCGCTGGATCGGGATTTGGCTGGTTTGGGGCAAGCATTCTTTACCGCAAGTAACTTGTCGTATTTTAAAGCTCAACTTAAACTTCGAACAGATGCGTCACATGAAATCGTCACCGAAAAGCATGGTCGTCGTGTTTGCTGTTTGGAAGCGGCTGGGCACTCCGACAAACCTCTCTTCCTTCGTACAGCCCGACGAGCCGGGCGGACCACCACTCAGACGACAGACAGCTCTCTAAAGAGAGCTGCTTGTCTGACTGGTGCTCCGGCAGTCCGACAACCGACTGTCTGAGCGCTCTTGTCGGACTGGTCATAAATCCGCGTTGCTCGGGTTGATTCGGTAGGCTTCCCGTGGCGTCTTCTGATTGCCTTTATGCAACTCGCACTTGACTATCTGACCGGAGCGAAGTGCCGCCGCTAGTGGTTCAGCGCCTGTCGTGCCGTTCAATCCAGCAGCGGCGAATAGGCAGCTCTTTGTCTCGCCATCGGGACAACACGCGGCGGCGTCGAGAAGCTTCTTGACGTTCGCCCTGAGGGTTTCTTGCTTTTGCTCCTGCTTCCGCCGGTCCCTTTCCGTTTTCATGCGGTCTGCGGAATCCTTCCGAGCATCATCGGCCTTGCTGACCGAGACTTCCCAGAGCCGTGGCGTGTTGCCATCGGTAAACGGCCCTTCGTTGATGTCCAGAGCGGAGAGCGACGACGCGCCGGCAGAATTGCCGGTCGAGAGCCAGAGCCGGTGCAATCCGCTGCCCTCTTGAAACTTTTCGCGACGGGCAAGCAATTGCCATTGCCGCGCGAACTGCTTGAACGCGGGAAAAGCCAAATCGTCTAATGTCGCGGGCCGAAATGCGTCCGACTGCGAACCCTTTGCGTGGTGAGCCAGAATGAGCGTCGTTCCTGTCTCTTTGCAGGCTTCGTTGATGGACCGGAGAGTCGGGCCAATCGCGAACATGCTTGATTCCCTGCCATCTGTTTCGAGACACAAATACAGCGGGTCGATAACCAACACTTCAAATGCGTTGGCCACGAGCATCTTGTGAACCGCGTCGTGGTGGCGTTTGTCGCCGAGCTGCGGGAGTTGATCGCTGACAGTCAGCGTGTTGATTTCCGCCAGTTTGCATCCCGCCGCGCGGCAGATTCGGCGTAGCGTCTCCTGAATTGTCCCAATGCCGGACTCGCCGGTCATAATGC